TAGATTTGATATTAACATCATCGCTAATGATGGCATAAGATAATACAATGATTGGAATACATACTATGATTAAAACAAATTCATCTTTCCAGGATTTGTCTTGTGCGTCAGCTACATCTCTTTGATATTCAATCTCACCACGAGCCATACGTTCATAGTATCTACGTTCAGCTTCTGATTCTAATAGTTCTGATTGCTTATGATTCTTATAAATCTCAGCACCTGTTTTAAATAAAGTAGGTACAATACTCCACCACATATTAATGACAACTCCTCATTAGTTCTGACAACTCTTCGCATCTGCTTGGTGTTTGTCTATACCATGCTGAGTTAATCATCTCTGCAGCAGCTCTGGTATAATCATATTCCTTTAAAGCTGCAAACATATTTTTAAACTTAGAAACTCCAGTCTTTCCTAATTGAAATACCATTTCAATAATTACTTCTCTAGCAAGAGGTGCTACAATATATCCTTTAAGTAATTCTTCTGCACCTTGCACAGCTTTATTAAAGTCTTTATCAAATAGTTTTTCTAATATATCTTTGTCATAGATAACACCTTCAACAAAATCATCTTCTTCTGTAAGCAAATGACCATAGCCAATGGTAGCTTTACCAAGTGAATCTAAATAAACCTTAGCCAAAAATCCTTCGTGTTGTTTAATGCGTGATTTTAAATTTTCGTACATTGTAACTCCCTGTTGTTTTATTTAACAACCACCTTACCATCTTCATATACATAAACAATCTTTACGTTCATATCTTTTTGTTTTTTAGATGGTGATCTATTGATACGATCATTCTTTTTGTGAGCATATTTAGTATTTGATTTTCTATATGATACAGTCTTAATATCATAGTTGATATACTCTTTTGTTTTAATGTTGTAGGTGCAAATATCTATTGGACCAACACCACCTAGTGCTGTGAATACAATAAGGTTTGGATCTCTAGCAAAGTATGCTTGAGCTAATGCTTCGGATACTAATCCTTTATCTGCCTTTCGCAATGTACGCCTTTGTTGTTTTAGTTTTTGAATTGAAAGAAACCTATGATTGAACCTGCTATGCTACCAATGATTACTAGAAATGCTATGACGCCTTTACCCATACTCACATCAGTTCTTAAATCTTTAACTTCAGCTGTAAGATCATCTAATCTTTTAATGATTGTATCCATTCTTTCTTTGGAATACTTCTCATAAGAAGATAGTCTTATGGCTGTAGCAGATATAGTCTTGTGTTTCTTTTTCATTGGCACACCATATATAGTGGTATGAAAAAGTCAATTAAAGATTGTAATTATATGGATTGTTCTGGTGTTTCTATGCAATCAAAATGAAAGGATGGTTTGACTTTCTCAAACTGATCTAATGGGAATAGTTTATTCTGTTCTGCTATAAACTCATAGCCAGCTATGGTGCATTCCCTAAAGGTATTAAACTTCTTACCTGTACTTATTACGTCTAAGCAGTTGCCATTAACCATTGAGCAAATGGTAAAGATTAATAAAAATTTCATTATGATTAGTTATATGAATATGTGGATAAGTAAAGGTGGTGTTTCCACCACCAATACTATAAAGATGGATTATTCTTTATCTTCATCTTCGTCATCTAGATCAAAGTCTTCATCTTCATCTAGCTCATCCTCGTATGCTACATGAGCATCATCAGGATTTATCTTTAGCTCAAGATCATCTAAGAGATCTTTAATCTCATAGATAATATCTTCTGCTGATTTTTTCTTTTTTGCCATGCTAACTCCTATAGTTGGTTTGGCAGTGGCGAGATAAGATTAATTGAATAATAAGTAAATAAAATTATTTTTTATAACTTATTGTTTTGTAATTATTATTTATTTATTTTTATTGTAGAATTCTTCAACTGCTTTAGCATAGTCTTTCCAAAACTTCTTAGCATCTTCAAAAGCATCTGCATAAAACTTAGTCCAGTATTCTTTGATTGATTTGTAATCAAGCATTTAAAAACTCCAGTTCATGTTCGTTATAAGGTATCATGACAGCTATATAATATATAATATTATATTTACAAGACTTAACGTCTGTTTATTTGATCTATAAACTTACCATAATATTCTGTACTACCCAAATGATTTATAGGAGTAGATAGATCTGTCCAGATCTCAAAGCCACATTCTTCAGCTAATCTACAAAAGTAATAATCTTCTGATAAGAATCTATTAACACCATCTTTTTCTTTATAGATTCCAACAGGGAAGAAATCATAAGCATTATCTGATCCTTCTATACCTGTTCTTAAATCTGGTTTATATTTAAGGTTAGGAAACTTTTCCATAATAGTAGTAAAGACTTCACGTTTAATCATCATAAAACCTGTGGCACTTTCTTTTACCCTTGCAAAGCCATCTCTAAATTCTGTGTTAGGATATAGATTAACATTAAACTGCAGTAGATAATCACGCATTAATTTCTCATCTATATCTGTATTCTTCTTGATACGATCTAGTAATTGCTGCCAGTAAAAACCTTTGACAGGATAGGTGCAGGTTACAACATCTTTATTAAAGTCTATTATTCTTTTTAGATTATCAATTGTAAAACCTATGTCAGCATCAATGAATAAAATGTGTGTTCCATTAAATTCTTTATTATCTAAGAACTTAGTTACAAACTTATTTCTAGCACGATTAATTAAAGATTCAGTGGGTAGTGTTTCTATTCTAAGATTGTGTCCCATATCATTTAAAGGTTTGATGCAATTAAATAATGAATGGAATGTAAGGTTACTGATGTTGCCACCATAGCAAGGTATCGCTATTAGGATGTTCATTTTACTTTATTAAAGTATTCAATGCACTCAGCTATAGTTTGTTGCCTAATATATTCATCTCTTATTTCTTGTGATGTAGGTTGTGGTAAAGGAGAATCCCATCTATTTATAATAAACTCACCAGCAGAAGTTAAATCATAACTTGCGTCAGGTGCTAAGGATTTCATTACTGTATTTATACCCCAAGCAAAACCATTTTCATTTGTGTATCTTTTTATAGTTGCTTCAATAGATAGTTTTCTAACTGTCATAATATAAGTTCAGTTAAAGATTTATTATTACCAATAATTCCTTTTATAAAGACATTAAAAGCAAGACTAATTCTAGTGTTATCTCCTTCTTTAGTTTCTACCATGTGAGTTAATGATGATGGGAATAGTATTACATCTCCAGTTTTCACAGAAAACCACCAAGATTCTGAATTATATAAGTTCCAATCTTTAACTTCTAGTTTAATAGGTGAATATTTTTCATTAAAAAACTTAATCTTATCATGTTCTTCATGGCAGTTAATATAGAATACTCCTGATACTAATGAATTTGGGTGTGCATGTTTGTGATGATATTGATTTGTTTCAGTATAGTTTAACCAAGATTGAGTAATGTAAGGTGTGATGTTATTAGCTGGAGATATTATTTTATTAAAATAATCTTGTACTCTTAAATCTAATTCTTTTTTAATATTAGCAAAAGGTTTTTCATTAAGAATATAATTATTGTTTGATGTAATGTTTCCAGTATTTTTATAAAAATCTTTTTTATGTTTATCTACAAATTTTAATTCTAATGGTGTTAATTCTCTATTTAATTTAGATATATAAATAGGTGTTGGAAATATCCCATTAATAGTTGATTCAATCATTGTTTGATTGAATTATATATTATTTTCTATTAAATCCCAAGATTGATTTTGTTCGTTCCACTTATATTCATTGTTATCTTGTGGATAAGGTATTGGAGATTCCCAAAGACAAGTATCTTCGTTTAATATCCAAGAATTAAAAGGTTTTTTAGGAATAAAAGCATCTCTATCTTCATCATAAGTATAACCTATTCCTGCATGATTTTTTCTTAAAGGTGTGCCACCATTATCATGTACTCCACCATGAGTGTTATAAGATGTTTGTTTCCATACAGGATAACCAGTTAATTTAGTTAAAAAGTCAATTCCATTAACTTCTTGTTCAACTCCATTACTGTCATGTAAAACTTCATTTACTACTGATTGAACTTCAATCACTTTATTGTTTAATCCTATTTTTGCGAATGATGCCATTATGCTGTGTAACTCCCTGAACCATTAAATTGTAAAATTGTATTACTACCAGATGTTGTAACTGTTGGTGAACCTGTTGTAGTAGATGAATAATTAGCAGTTGGTACACTTAATATAACAACTCCTTTTCCACCTGCACCACCAGAATTTCCATTATTAGTTCCGCCACCACCAGATCCAGTATTAATTGTACCAGCGTTTCCACCACCATCTGAACCATTTCCTCCTCCACCAGTACCACCTGTTCCTGGTGTGCCACCGCCTCCATATAAACCACCTCCACCACCTCCAGCTCTTGTTACTGAAGAACCTGTTATTGAAGAAGCTGTACCATTACCACCATTACCAGAAACACTATTTCCTGTACCATTACCACCTACTGCACTAGAACCACCTCCACCACCTCCTGGATAAGGAGAACCAATAAATCCTCCATTTCCTCCACCTGTATTACCTTGGCTTGGAGATGTACTTGGAGTGTTACCAATTCCACCTACTGTTGTTTGAGTTGAATTTTGTCCACCACCACCACCTGAACCACCACTTACACCTGAACCATTACCAAGACCAGAAGGATTATTTTCTGCACAACCACCTCCACCACCTCCAGCAGAAGTTATTGTTGTTAATCCTGAACCTGATATTGAAGAATTTGAACCACTTGAACCTACTGTAGTTGAATTATTTCCACCTGCTCCACCATCACCCACTGTTACTGTAATTACTGTTCCTGCTGTTACTGTTTGAGTTGATGTTCTATAACCACCTGCACCTCCCCCACCTTGTACACCTCCCCCACCACCAGCTATTACTAAAAAATCTATTGAATAAAGTGCAGGTGATAAAGCATCTGTTCCTTCATTAATTCCTGAATAAGCTAACCAACCTTGTGTTGAATCTATATAAACTAATCTTACACCTTCTCTTTCACCAGTTAATCTTAAATTAGCTGTTCCACCTTCTATTTTATTTCCATTAGGAGAAATAGTAAGTGCGTTAGTATCAAAAGTTCCTGCATAATCTAATAATATAACTTCATCTCCAGCACTTGGAGAAGATGGTAATGTTACTGTAAATCCTGCTGAAGTTGTATTACAAAAATATCCTTTATTAGCAGTAGCAGTAAAGTTAGCAGTTTTAACAGTTGTGTCCCAATCAGCAGTTCCATCTGATGTCAATGTTGTAAATGATAATACTCCTGAACCATCAGTTTTTAATACTTGATTAGCTGTACCATCAGCAGTTGGATAAGATATTCCATCTAGTTTAACAACACCTGTTCCATTAGGAGTTATTTCTATATTACCATTAGCACCATCAAATATTTTAACAGTTCCAGAATTAGTTCCAGAGTTTGTGCTAATAGTTATATCACCAGTACCATCTGTAGTTAAAATAGCATCAGTATTAGTATCACCAATTTTAACTGTATCTGCAGATAATACTACATCTCCAGTACCATTAGGTTGTAATGTAATATTACCATTTGATGTTGATACAATTGAATATGTATTAACGTCTAAGTTACCACCTAATTGAGGTGTTGTATCTTGTACTAAATCTGTAATACCACCTGAAGTTACAGCTATCCAAGCAGAACCTGTGTAATATTTTAAATTACCAGAAGTTGAGTTGTAATATAAATCCCCAGCAGTTAAAGGATCACCATCATTATCTACTGTTGGATCATTTGCTTTAGATCCTAAATAAACATCATCAAATGTTTCTGCACTTGCAGCTGCTGCTGCGGCACTATTTGCTGCATTACTAGCATGATTAGCCGCATTACTAGAATGATTAGAAGCATTATTAGCAAAATTTGATGAGTTGCTAGAATGATTGCTTGAGTTGTTAGCAAAGTTGGAAGCATTATTTGAAAAATTACTTGAATTGCTAGCATGGTTAGCACTGTTGCTAGCATGGTTGCTAGAATCATTAGCAGAGTTAGAACTGTTATTTGCAAAGTTAGATGAATTGGCAGCATGATTAGCTGAAGTGTTTGCACTATTAGAACTGTTATTAGCAAAATTACTAGAATTTGATGCGTGGTTAGCTGATGTGTTAGCACTATTGCTAGAATTATTTGCAAAGTTAGAACTATTTGCAGAATGATTTGCAGCTGAGTTTGCACTGTTGCTAGAATTATTAGCAAAGTTAGAAGCATTGCTAGCATGATTTGATGCAGCATTAGCATTAGCACTTACATTAGCTTCAGAATTGGCTGCATTAGATGCAGAGTTAGAAGCATTAGATGCGTGATTACTTGCATTAGATGCGTGATTAGAACTATTTGTAGCATGATTGCTAGCATTAGACGCATGATTAGATGCGTTGGATGCGTGGTTTGAAGCAGCGTTAGCATTTGCAGATGCTGATGCGTTATCAACAATTAAAGTGTAGTAAGAAGAGTTAGCATTTGTAGTTAGTGGTTGCGAACCAGAAGAAGTATGCGATGTATTAACAATAAAAATATTACCAGTAGATGTATCTTTAACTAGATCTCTACCATTGTAAGATGTGGCAGTAGCCCAGTTTCCTCTGTAAGTACCAAGCTCTTGCGTAACTGATATTTCTCCATTAGCATCAAATGCTAAAATTTTATTAGCACGATCTGCAGCACCCACTGTAAACTCAGTAGATGTCATTGTATTTGTTTTAGATAGTTTTAAAGATCTTGTTACTTCTTCTTGTAATTGTTGAATTGCCATTGTTGCTCTATCTAAACCTTCTTCATGCGATTCAGCAGGGAATGGATCGTTAGCGATATAATCTATGGATTGTGTTTGTGGAATATTACGTCTTAATACAACTGTTTGAGTTGATGTTGGAATG